GGGATACTCCTTGCGATGACGGGCTAATGCGTCCTCGCTCGAAACAGCCACTTTCCACTCCGGCACAGACACACGGAGCCGCGTGGTAAACTGAACATCAATCTTGCGTATGGGGTCTTGTACCCTCACGAAGAGGGTTGCTTTATCCTTGTTCTCGTCCTTTTTGAGGAAGTAGAATCTGGAGAGAGTCTTTGCCATAATTCAAATTCGTTTAATTGTCTGACATACAGGATTGGGTTGTGGTTCAAATTCAAACCGAACCAATCCGATTGCAAATATAGTGAACTTCTCAAAAGTTACCTATAAAGTTACCTATAATTCTTGAATATTAACGCCTGAAAACAAATTCAGTTCAGTTTAATTGCATTGATATATAACATTATAGCATTTAGCGTCATTCACCACGATTCATTATAATTCATTAAAAATGGTGCTGCGGCCCCACGAGCCTCCGGTGATGTTGAGACCCTTGGTGATGAGGTTGCGCAGCTGTATTGTCTTCGCCACGGCCTCCGGACAAGCGTAGCCCGTGTTCATCACAATCAAGCTGTCGACAGCCTGCCATTCGCGGAAATCGGGATCACCGGCAACACCGCCGTTGCCTACGCCGATCGACCGCTGAAAAAACACCGTCGCCGTGATAGACTTTCCATCGGCCGCTCCGGGCAATCCCTGGGTGATGAGCGCCCACTGTCGCGCCCAGGTGTTATTATGGTAAAATGTCGTATAGCCGAGGTATTTGCGATCGGAGTTGTTCAGGTAGAGCAGGTCGTAGGCCATATTCCACAGAGCCCGGCAATACTTTTTATTACCGACGGTTACGAGCACACACGGGTAAAAGTTCTTGAGGTCGGCGCCGGAGGTGGACATGGAGGCAATCACATCGGCGATGTTGACGCCCGTTGTATTGTAGGTATCATAATTGATGTCGATGATACCGTGCGCCGGAGCGACATCCACATGGATGATCTCAGGGAGCGTGCCTATAGGATTTGGCTTGGCGTTTTTGTCATATCCGTTAAGGTCGGTGAGACGCGCCCAGTCGGTACCGAGTCTCAGACGTTGATACTCAAACGTAGCCTCGTGCATTGTCTCGATTCTGCCGCCGACATTAGCGAGCTTGAGCCCGTAAAAGATGCCGTTGGCGCGGTCGTTGATTGTACCTGCAAACTCAAGCTCAGAGAGCGCCGAGGGCTTATCATAACGGATAAACTTATGCTTGCTCCACTTGTTGATTAGCCCTGATAAAGCCAGCGTGTAGATGTCGTAGGTGTTGTTCGTGAGCACAGCGCCCATATAGTTATACGCCTCTACAAGGTTTATCGGCCCCACAAGTATATTGTTTACAACGCTCATGCTGCTAACCTCCTTTCCAAAGCGGCAACCCGCTCTTTAAGTCTCCGATTCTCTTCTTTTAGTAATTCGATTTCGGTTTTTGCGTACTTAGCCACCGAGTGTATTGCTATCCAGTCCAGCGCACCGTAGTTTACTCCGTAATATCCGGTAGGCATTGTGCCCACCACCTCGGTCAGATGCTCCAGCCAATACTGTGCAATGGTGCCGACGGCGGCCTTACCTGCCATGACCGCTCCGGCATTGGCATTCCACCTAAAACGGACGGCGGGTGCACCAAGTATTACATCTATCGGCAGTGTCACATCCCCGAGGATGTCCTTAAGCCTTGCGTCCGAGCCTGTATTTTTGCCCAGACAGCTCATGTAGCCGTCGGAATGCATGCCGACGCTCGACTTAATCTCACCTGTAAAACTCCACAGAGTGCCGTTATACTGCATCACATAGCCTTTGCCGGATGAGGTTCCGCGCCACCAATACCACGAGCCGTTGCTGTTGCATCCGAGGCCCATTGTATAGCTGCCGCCCTGTACCTCTACCGAGGTGTGGCTTGCATGGTAGCAGCGCAGACCCACGCCAAAGGAGTTGGCGCCCTCAAGGGAGGTGAACCCTATATATACGGGCTTATTGTAAGCCTTTATCCACGAGGCATTGTCCATGTACCACCCTCCGGCGTAGGTCTGGTTATACCAGCCATGCGCTCCAGTAGTGCGCACCCAGCCATTGGCCATGATATCGCCCTTGACGTCGAGGGGGAAGCCGGCCGAAGTCTTACCTATCGCCACACGACCGCCACGGCAATGAAATTCCTGCGCAGGCGCATCCGCTTCTATCGGCCAGACGGAACGCAAGGCGGCTGTCCCGGATGTGGCTCGGTGCTTATCGCATGGGGAGAGGACAATGCGAAAGCCATTCAGAACTGCGCGCTGGAGGGAAAGGTTGTAAGACTTAATACACCTGCCACATGAAACGTCCGATACTATCACAAGGGCAGCGGGAAGCGATACGGATGATTCCCACTTCCACATATAGTCAAAAGCTACTTTGCGCATTGGAGATTGAAAAATTCAAGCGCGAGATATGGCGGTCGATATTCAGAAAATAGAAAAGCCGGGCATTGCGCTCGGCTTTTTTTGTTGGCACCAGTGGGGTTTATCGCTCCTCATTTGATCTCGGCCAACCGTGCAGGATGTTCTCTGGGTTAGCGTTGTTGTATTCCATAATCAATCTTTCATATAGGCTGGGAACCTCTTGATAGCCGTTTCTCCGGATGAATGATTCATTTTCGGAGAGACTATCGGATGAGGAGCATACCCGGATATTTACACCAGCTCTTTGCAATTTGCATACGTTGTCGTGTATACGGTTTATTACTGCCGGTCTCAAGTCCCGCATTTCATCATAGAGATGATTATCTTTGATAATGAATATGTTTTCCATTTACTTTATTGATCGATGAAAATACTCCTTTCCTCTGATATTGGCATGGTCAGGTCTCTTTGTCTCCCCGCAAAGCGTGTCAACATATTCTTTTAGAGACTCAGCAGAATCGAAAGCTCGCAACTCTCCGCCGTTGCGGACGAAAGCTGTGAAGTCGTTACCAACTCCATCTCCATCATCAAAGAAATCAGCGATGCGGCAACCGATAGCGGCAGCAATTCGCTCCAACGTGGTTGTTGTTGGGTTGGTACTAATGATTTTGGAGAGTGTACCCTTGCTTACTGGAGGCTCCATTCTCTTGCCAACTTCTTCGATCGTAAATCCACGCTCTTTTATAATTCTCTTGATGTCCATGGTTGTTTGATTATAATTTCTGTGACAAAGGTAGCAATAAATCTCAATTCACCTATTATATGCAAACAATTATATTAAATGTTTGACGTTAACAAAACTTCACAAATGAGTTAAAGTTGTGTTAACATCAAACTTTTATTGCAATAGTTTGATTGTAGGGGTATATATTTGCAACATCAAAATAACTCAAAACCCTACAACAATGAAAACCCTCAAAGAAGAAGTAAACGAAATCAAGTCTGCAACCATGAGCATCAATGCAAAGAAATCAGCCCTCGCCAAGTTAGGCATCACGCCTTATGAAATCAGCATCATGCTTGCATCAGAAGCTACAGCCGCAAGAGTGCGCAAATCTTTCACCTTTGGCGTAGAAATTGAATGCAACGTAGAGCGTGGCGCTATCAGAGAGGCAGCAGTCATTACGGGTATGAGCTACCAATATGAGGGCTATAACCACCGCGATGGCCATTCTTACTTCAAGTTTACCACAGACGCAAGCGTACAGGGCGCGAATGCCATAGAATGCGTGTCGCCAGTTATGCAGGGTACTAAAGGCAAAAGCACTCTTAAATGCGCCGTAGAGACGCTTAATCGTGCCGGCGCAAGTGTCAACCGTTCTTGCGGTCTTCATGTACATATCGGCGCGGCAGACCTCACACAGCAGCAGTGTGCCAACGTATTCAACAACTACTACTTTCTTGAAGCCCTTATAGACTCGTTTATGGCACCCTCACGCCGCCGCGACACGAATTGCTATTGCCGCAGCCTCAGCGACCACAGCGCCCTCACAAAATGCAAATCCATGTCAGAAGTGCAGTACACACTTGATAGCGATCGATACCATAAAATCAATCCTATGGCCTACAACCGCCACAAAACAATAGAGTTCAGACAGCATCAGGGCAGCGTCAATTACGATAAGATTCTCAACTGGGTAATGTTCTGCGGCAAGCTCGTTGAATGGTCTAAGAAAAACCGTCTCACAGCAAATGTGACAAGTGTAGATGAATTGCCGTTTCTCACGGCAGCAGAAAAGAAGTTTTTCAACAACCGCATTGCCGAATTAGCATAACTCAACAGGGTGGGGCGGTCTCGCCGCCTCACCACTTCATTAACCCTTAAAATCATCAAATCATGTGTGTTATAATATATAAACCCGCAGGCGTTAAAATGCCGTCAATAGACACCCTTGCAGCCGCTTTCAGAGCTAACCCTCATGGCTGCGGCTATGCTTCACCCTCACTTAATTATCGTGGTCTCGGTTTTACCCAGTTTCTCAACGCGCTTTCATTTCTGAAAGAGTCAGAGCCGTGCATAATCCACTTCAGATATGCGACACACGGCAGCATAAAGCGGACAAATTGCCACCCGTTCAAGCGTGGCGGCATTTCATTCGCACATAACGGTGTTCTGGACATAATGCCCGTAGGCGACCGTACCGACAGCGAGACGGCGTTTCTGAAATATATTTATCCGGCCATAAAGAATTACGGTTGGGGGTCTGACAGAGCAGACGGCGTTGTCAGATCTATTCTTGGCGGCTCAAAGTTCGCCTTTATGTATCGTGGCGAAGTAAAGCTGTACGGTGACTTTATCAAACAGCCGGACGGGTGCTATTACTCAAATCTGCGGTTCAGATTCTATATGCACAACTCTTATAACCATGCGATATGAGTCCGCGAAAACACAAATCTGGCATATCGCGTGAAAAAGCTATCGAGGTAGCTGCAAACCTCAACGGTATCACTTTGGATATGGCGCGGCGCTATACCGACAGCGAATTAAAAGAATGCCTCAGATTACTTAAACTAAAAGCAAACTTCTAAAAACAACAATCATGAGTAACGAAAGAAAATCAGTCCTGCAATCCGTGTTTATGCTTGCTTGGCAGTTCATCAGGCGCAACGGTTTCACTAAATCCCAGGCATTGAAAATCGCGTGGGCCAATATCAAGCTCAGAACCGTAATGCGGCAGCGTATAGTCAAGTTTTATTATCAGAAAATCAGTGGTGAGATACGTGAGGCATACGGCACCCTGCAAGAGAAGTTATTACCACCTGTGACCGGCAGCGGGCGCAGACCCAGCGACACACTCTTTACATACTTCGACACAGAACGGGGTGATTACCGTTCATTCAAGCGTGCGAATCTACTCTCTATCTGCCCTCAATAGGCATGACACCCGCAAATCCGTGACCTTTCAATTTAGGTCACGGATTGGGTAGGGTCTGATATTGCCATCAGAACTTGGTCTGTGTAATTTTATATCGTAATTTTATGCGGGGTGGAGCAGCCCGGTAGCTCGCTGGTTTAACTTGCCAGAGGTCGGCGGTTCAAATCCGCCCCCCGCTACAAAAACATTATTTATTTCAATAAAAGAGATATGAATATATTGACATTATCACTCAAACGCAAGTATTTCGATGAGATTCTTGCCGGTAAGAAAACTCATGAATACCGCGAGGTGCGACCGTCTAACACCAAAAAATATGTGCATCTGCTGTGTGAGGGCAAATTCTACGAAGACAATGATCCGGCGTTTGATGAAACCAATCCAGATTCACCGGTTGAAATCGTGGCTAAAAAGTACGACGCCATCAGGTTTTACACCGGTGCGTATTCAGGTAAACGTCCTTACATGCTCGTAGAGGTCAAAGAAGCCGAAGCTTTCATAGAGTCCGATGATGAGGGTAACGACTTGGTTCTCAAAGACGGCAACGGTGAAGAATACGTTGCCGTGACCGTTGACTATACTTTAGGCCAGATCCTTGAGGTAAACGAAAATCCTGAGTAAGCCGAGTTAGGGACAAGCGCACAGAAATCAACTGGGGCTGTATACCGGTGACGATATCGTCGGTATACAGCCCTGTATTATTCATATCTTTTAATTAAATCATTCTATTATGCCAACAGCAATCCAAAGACGAATCAACAACAATTACGGCACACGTCGCAATATGAACGGTGCCGGTGCCGGTGGTCGGCTCGTGGCCCGTAGGGATAGAACTACCGGCAGAGCTGAACGAACAGGCCGTTCACAGTTAGGCAGTCGCAGGCAGAGATATTCCGATCTGCGTGTCTCAATGGGCCTTTCGGGAGGTTAAGCTATGACCCTGCTACAGCGTACATACAACAACATTGACCGTATCAGTCAGCAGACCGATACGGCTTTGCTGTTTTGTTCGTTAGGCAAGGACTCTCTTGTGTTGCTTGATATACTGTACCCGCGTTTCAAGCGCGTTGTATGTGTGTTCATGTACTTTGTCAAAGGGCTTGAACACATTGAGCGGTGGGTCGGATGGGTCAAGGCGCGTTATCCAAACATTGAGTTCGTGCAGGTGCCGCACTGGAATCTGTCTTATATCCTCCGTGGCGGTCTATACTGCGTGCCGAATCCCAAAATCAAGCTTATCAAGCTCGCCAATGTGGTAGAAGCCATGCGCCTGAGATATGGCGTGCATTATGCCTTTCTCGGCATGAAGAAAGCGGACGGCATGAACCGCCGTCTAATGCTCAATGGATATGCAGAGAATGAGTATGAGAATAACGGGCTGTGCTATCCGCTTGCCGAGTGGACCCAGCGTGACATCCTCGCCTACATGAAGCAACACAATCTTCCCGAGCCTGTAAGATATTCACTCAAGGCATCAAGTGGAGTCGGGTTTAATCTTGACTGCATGTTCTGGCTTGAAAAGAACTATCCGCAGGACTTGGAGAAAATCTACAAAGTATTTCCGCTCTCGCAGCGCATACTGTGGGAGCATCATCAGAAACAAAAGGAGGTAGTGAGTTAATTCTACTGCACTGTCAAAATACATAAAGAGCGAATCGGTGGAGCTTAAACGCTCCGCCATCCGCTTTGCATCCTATAACCCCCGCAAGATTTCCGAAGAGTCGCGCAAGACCCTAAAGCGCGGCATCAAGAAGTTCGGGCTTGTGGGAGGCATAGTCGTGAACAAACGTACCGGCTTCACTGTAGTGAGCGGACACCAGCGCCTCTCCGTCATGGACGAGCTTCAGAAGTACAACTCCGACACCAAAGAGAATGACTACCGCATCCGCGTCGATGTGGTTGATATGGATGAGAAGTCGGAAAAAGAGCTGAATATCCTTGCCAACAACCCCAACGCGCAAGGCTCATGGGACTACGATGCCCTGCGTGAGCTTGTTCCAGATATTGACTACAAGGACGCTGGACTCACGGAAGCCGACCTCAACATGATTGGTTGTGATTTCCTGTTGCAGACCGAGGAGGAAAACAATATAGCCGGTGAACTTGATTCGATGATGTCGGAGGTAAACGCCCGGAATGAAGCCGAGAAAGCCCGGCGCCAGATGGAACGTGCGGCCAAGACCGCCCACATGAAAGAAGTAAAGCAACAGGTCAAGGATGCCGCTCTGAAGCAGGCACAGGACATGGACGCTTATGTCATGCTCTCTTTCGACACATGGGAGGCAAAGGCTGATTTCTGCCGTCGTTTCGGCTACGACCCATACGACAAGTTCCTCAAAGGAGAAGTATTCGACGGCCAGGTTGAACGAGTGGAGTAAAGGAGGCTGAGTTAACAACGAGGGAATATCCATATATGGCGCAAGTAGTACGGGTAAAAGAAATGGGACTTTACAACCCCAGTCTTTTGCCTCTGTTGCGCGTAGGTATTACCACTCTAAAATGTCGGCATTCAACTCACTCAAGATGACAAAGAGTATCGGTGCAAAAAGCATCACAGTTGGATTCACCTCTTATGGGAATAAACATCTTTACTCCGACACATTTCGCAGAAGTAAGACTTTCCAGAAAGGAGATTTGCATTATCTGCCCAAACTGCTTGCCTCATCGACATATGTCAGAAGCTCAGGGCTGTCTAAGCCAAGAAAAGATAAAATCACCGGATTCCATTACTTTAAGGCACGATTACATGGCGATCATGTTTATCTCAATGTAGCAGAAGAAGTAAGGCGAGGTAGAGTGAGTAGATATTTGTATTCGGTTACCGATAGGATAAGATAAAAGCTATCTGACCAACCTCTATAGGTTATACACCAGGCGAAGTAACTTTCAGATAGCTTATGCTGCAAATATAACACTTTGCGCTAATATAACAAAATAAATTGATGAATATTTCATAATTTATGGCTGAAAGTCAGAAGAAATCCAAAGGCGGGCGAAAGCCCAAATACGACTACAAGAGTGAGGAGTTTCTTTCTCTTGTGGAATCGTATGCCAAGAAAGGTTTCACTGATAAAGAGATTGCAGCTGCCTTAGGGATAGGACCACAGCTTTTCAGTAAGAAGAAGAGTGAGATAAACGAATTAAGCGATGTCCTCTCGCGTGCGCGTAACGCGATAAACGCCCTTGTGCGTGCAAAGTTCCTTGCAATGGCTCTTGGTGGCATCAAAACCAAGTCAGTAACACGCCGACGCCTGAAAGACAAAGACGGCAACCTCCTTGACGAGACAGAGGAGTGCGTTGTCGAAAGCGAGCTTGCACCCAATCTGTCGGCGCAGGCTACATGGCTCCGTCACTATGACGAGGAATGGCGCAGAGTGCAGCGCGGAGAAGACCCAGAAGAAGACGGGCAAGATGAGGGCAGCATCAGCATCGAGAAATGGATTAAAGACAATACGGAATGATAGCGACACAATCCATATACAACCCCCTTTATCTTGATAAGGAGCATTTCATCATCCTTATCACCGGCGGTCGCGGCTCAGGTAAGTCTTTCAATGCTTCCACATTCATAGAACGCCTTACGTTTGAAAAATCGGAAGACAAGACATTTGCACACACAATCCTCTACACGCGCTATACAATGGTCTCGGCGCACATGTCTATCATTCCTGAGATGCTTGAAAAGGTAGAGCTTGACGGCACGATTAAATACTTCCATGCCACAAAGACCGACATTCACAACAAGCGCTCCAAAGGCTCAATAATGTTCCGGGGCATCAAGACTTCATCCGGCAACCAGACTGCGAAGTTGAAATCAATCCATGGTATAACGACATTCGTGTGTGACGAGGCTGAGGAGTGGACCGATGAAAGCGACTTCGACAAGATAATGCTCTCCATCCGTCAGAAAGGAATCCAGAACCGTATCATTATAATAATGAACCCCACGGACTCTAACCACTTCATATATCAGAAGTATATCCGCGACACACATAAGCTCGTGGAGATTGACGGCGTGCAGGTGCAGATTTCCACCCATCCAAACGTGCTGCACATCCACACGACATACCTTGACAACATTGAGCATCTTTCCGACGAGTTTCTTAACGAGGTGCGCCGCATGAAGGAGGAGAATCCGGAGAAATACGCCCACACTGTAATAGGCAGGTGGAGCGACGTGGCTGAAGGAGCGATATATAAGAAATGGGGTGTGGTGAAACGTATGCCGGACGGAATACAAAAGATAGCTCTCGGCGTGGATTTCGGCTTCTCCAACGACTTCACGGCGATAGTCATGTGTGGAGTCAAGGATGACGCACTTTATCTTGATGAACTTTGTTACCGCACCAATATGCTCTCCCGCGATATAATCGCCGTACTGAAGAAATATCCTGATATGCGTGTGATAGCCGACTCCGCCGACCCACGCCTTATTCAGGAGATAGCCAATGCCGGGATCCGCATCTATCCGGTTGAGAAAGGGGCAGGGTCAATAATCGCCGGCATCGAGAAGACCAAGGAATATAACATCTATGTAACTGAGCGCAGTTACAACATAATGAAAGAGCTGCGCAATTATGTATGGGACAGGGATAAAGACGGTCATTACATCAACGCTCCTGCTGACGGGCAGGCTGACCATGCGTGCGATGCTTTCAGATATTATATTCTTGGAGTCATCCTTGGCAAGATACGCATAGTACAAAACAACACCGGAATATTCAACCATTAAAACATATAGCCATGACACTTGAGGAAATACTTGCATTAGAAGATATAGGTCAGAAAGTGATGTACCTGAAGAAAGGTAGGCGCACGCCTGAGGTAAATGTCTCTCGTTTGCGCGCAGACTGGAACCCTGACCTCCACGAAATTATCACCGATAAGGAGAAATATCCCAAAATCAAGGTGGTGGTCGAAAAAGAAAAACAAGAGTGGGACGAGAAACTACGGCGCAACGTGACCATCCCGGCCAAAACCAAGGAAGTAGAGCCTAATCGCATCGCCATCCCCATTGAGCAGGATATAGTGAACATCCATACCGCTTTCACTGTCGGAACGGAACCAGAGATGACGTGCGACCCCGGGGAAAGTGAAAAAGGCATCTTCGAGGCCCTGAAATCGGTGCTGAAAAAGAATAAAATCAAATATCAGAACCGTAAGATTGTACGTTCGTGGCTCTCCGAGCAGGAGGTGGCAGAATACTGGTATATTGCAACCGATGACGGTTTTTGGGCAAAGCTGAAAGCCCGCATAGCCTCTATATTCGGCAAGAATAAACCGGAGGGCAAACTAAAGAGCGTGGTCTGGTCGCCGTTCCGTGGAGACAAGCTTTATCCATACTTCAGTGACGAGGGTGACCTTGTGGCTTTTTCACGCGAATACAAGAAAAGAGACATTAGCGGCAATGAAACGACATGCTTTATGTGTATCACGGCGGACATGGTATATAATTGGGAACTTGACCGGGAATGGAGCGATGCCGGAAGTTTCCGCCACAAGTTCGCCAAGCTCCCCGTGCTGTATTCCTACCGCCCGGAAGCTTTGTGCGATAAGATACGCACCATCCGCATACGCCTCGAAAAGCTTCTGTCCGGCTATGCCGACTGCATAGACTATCATTTCTTTCCGATTCTGATGCTCTTCGGCGACGTGCAGAACTTCTCCGGCGAGTTCAAGAACCGTGTGGTGGAGCTGACCGGCGACGGCGCCAATGCCGCGTACCTCACATGGAACCAGGCGAGCGACCCGGTAAAGGTCGAGCTTGACACGTACTTTAACCAGGCATACGCCATGACAAACACCCCGCGCATCTCATTTGACCAGCTCAAAGGCTCCGGCTCGGCTCTTTCGGGTGTGGCATTCAGATACGTGTTCATGGGCGCGCACATGGCCGTAAGCAACCACGGAGAGGAGCTTGGCATGTTCATGCAACGTCGTGTGAATTTCCTTTTGTCGGCTCTCGGGTCTATCAATCCGTCTCTTGCAAAGGCTTCCGAAACCATCGACGTGGATGTGGACATTGTACCGTACATCATCGACAACATCGACGACAAGGTAAAAACAGCAGTTTCAGCCGTTCAGGGTGGCGTGTGGTCGCAGCGTGACGGAATCATGTTCGCCGGTAATGCCGCACGCGTGGACGAGGCCCTGAAAGAAATCAGAGAAGAGCAGAAGGCTCAGGAGAAAACGGACGCGAAAACACAAAATTCGTGACGTATCTCTAAAGGTCACGGAATGTACGACCCTACATGATTATATGGTTACTTAGGAACTGTATTTTAGCGGCATAACAATAAATATCGCAATATGACTATAGTTGAACAGCTTTTAGCGGCGCTCCAAACCAAATTTCCGGGGGTGGACACCGCAATCCTCACCCGCATAGCCAATAAAAAAGCCGAGGGTGTGACGGACGAGAGCGCGATAAACTCCATTGTTGAGGGTATCGCCTTTCAGGACGTGTTAACCTCTTATGGTGACTTCCGCGCCGGGGATGCCCGAATCACAGCCATACGTGGCTATGAGAAGCAGCATAACCTTAAAGACGGCAAGCCCATCGAATCCCCCATCTCCCAGCCTCAGCCCGCTCCCCAACCACAGCCCGGAGGGGCACCCGACATTGACGCCATCGTCAAAGATGCTGTGGACAAAGCGGTGAAACCCTATGCGGACAGACTTTCGCAGTTTGAGACAGAGCGCAATCAGGCAACCCGCGCACAGCAGATTTCCGCCAAAGCCAAGGAATATGGTATTCCCGACGCTCTTGTGCCGATGCTCAATATCGCCGATGATGCCGACCTCGATGCCTACATGAAAGATGCCAAGCAGACTTTCATCAACGCCGGGCTGTCGGAAATCAAGCCACCCGTTCCGGGAAGCCAGCCCAAGAATGAGAACGAGGAGATTGCGGGGATGATTTCCGCGAGAACTAAAGAAATTGTAGAATCCAAAAAGTAAAATCACATGGCAGCAGGAACAAAATACAACATTCCACCTGATTACAAGCCTGAAGAGCTTTACCGTGTCGAGTCCGGCGTCCGCAAGAGCGGTCCGTGGAAGCTCGACATCACCAACCTTCCAGTAGGTTCGGTGCTACCTCCGTTTGCTCCGGTGGAAGCCGACCTAAGAAAGCGCACCATCGTGCCTGTGCGCAACGTGCAGCTCCATGAAACTGTAGCGTCAACCGATACGACCATTAAAATCAAAAAAACAATACTCGTGTACACGGGTATGATTCTTGGTGATGGCAAGAATGGCATGACTGTCAAATCGGTAGATTCCTCAAACAAAGACTATGACCTGATTACTCTTGAAGCGGCAGCCGGTGCTGATCTTGAAAAAGATACTGTCCTTTTTGAGGCGACAGCAGCAGGCGGGACAAAAAAGAAGAATACCGCCAATTTTGTACTGTTTGACGCAAAGAAAGTGGAGTCTGATGGTCCGGTTCTCTGCACTCTTTTGATGCAGGCTTATGAAGTCAAGGAGTCTAAACTCTACGTACCTATCCATGAACTTGACAAGGTAGGATTGACATCCCGCTTCCAGTTCGAGTATTAACCTAAAAGAAAAAGTTGAGCTATGAATTTAACCATACAGACACTTTTTAACGACCCGGCAATTGTCAATGCGGTGATTGACCGTGTGCTTCAGACCCGCCTCGACACTATCTACTGGCAGCAGTACGGTAGATTCCGCGAGACCAAGACCCGCGTGTTCAAGACCTACCTCGGCACCGTCACCGGTGTTGTGGCCGGTTCTATCATCGGCAAGAACGACCAGAAGCCACTTCGCGAGCGCCGTACTCTTGGCAGCGGTCTCACCGAAATAGCATATCTTGGTGATCGCTATCAGATGGACATAGAGCGACTTTCGGAGCTTCAGGACATCCTTGACAAATTCAACGCCGCTAATACTGCCGACCAGCGCACTATCCTTGACGAAATCATCAATTTCATAGTTGACGACTATCGTCAGGTGCTTCTCGCGCCCCACAAGCGCATGGATATTATCGTGCCTGAGCTTTTGATGACCGGCAAGACTGAAGTACATCTCGCTGACAATAAGGAGGGAATCTCCTTGCTCGACATTGAGCTTCCATTTCACTTCATAAAACCCGATGCGGCAGAGAAAGCCAAATTCATTTCTTATCTGAAAAATCAGATTCAGGAACTGAAAGCCAAATACGGCACATTCTCCAAGATGATTATGTCGCAGGGTACGTTCAACAAGCGTATCGTGGGCAGTGCGGAGTTCGGTGAAACATTCAAGATGATTCTCGGCAACAATCAGTTCTATGTCGGCGGAGGTCTCATCACTTCGCAGATGGCATCACAGGTGTTCACCGGCATCGGTCTCCCGGCTATCGAAATCAAGGATGACTATGTGGAGATGCAGGACGGCACAAACAAACAGCTCTATGCCGATGACCGCATCACCCTGCTCCGCAGCGACGATGTGCTTGAAATGCGTCATCATAAGCCATATGTAATGACCGACCCTGTACCGGGGCGCAACTATTCGTCTTCCGACGGTCAGATGTCTATCTGCAACTATCGCGATGAAGAGGGCCGCTACATGGAGTACGCCGCCGAGTGGATTCCTGAGTTCAAGGCTCCCAACAAGATTGTCAACTTTGACCTTTCAGATCTGGGAGAATGACAATAGGCGAATACGCAAAACAGAAGTTTCAGTCCTTCGGCATAACATTGTCGGAGGCTGACCTTCTGGATATATCTCTGCATTCCGGATTACCGACAGTTGAAAGCATGAGCAACGGTAATATGGCATCTGTTTCAGTCGGTATCGCCAAGATAATCCCGTCGCTTCTGCTCCGTGCTACTTCGATAAGCGAGAGCGGATTTTCAATGTCGTGGGATCGAGAGGGAATCAAGCAGTATTACGCTTATCTGTGCCGTACCTACGGACTCAAGGATGAAATCAACACCGGCAAACCGACAGTAAACTTCATACAATGATTTTCTCTCCACATAAACTTCAAGTAAGACGCATTATTCCCGTCAAAAATGACGAGTTCGGGCGACCGTTGCCCGGCACCGGAGGTGAGACGTGGGAAGATGTGTGTGCCTGCCGCTGCGACGACAACACCACAAAGGAGTTTAGGAGCGAGAACGGACACGTCTATCGCCCCACATATCATGTGGTATGTGACGGCAAACATGGACTCAGTGCCGGTGATTATGTCCGCTGTATGGAGGGAGAGACAATCAGAGGAGAGGGCAAAATCTACATGCCGAAATCGGCTAACTACTTCAATTATTCAGAGATATGGATTTGAAGTGCAAGGCGGATTTTTCCGATGTAGACTCTTACTTCTCGGACGGGGAGTGGGAGGTGCAGAAAGCGATGATTGATGCTGGCGACAATGCGGTTAAATATGCAGAGGAGCACGGCGACTATCAAGACCACACACTTACTCTCAGAACATCCAACAAGTTCGATGTTGAAGAGGACAGGCTGATACTCCTCAATGATGCAACCTCACCGCTGGGCTATCAGTATGCCTCCAGCGTAGAGTCCAAAGGCTATGACGTATTAAGCGGCGCGGCTTTAAGCGCGGAACGTGAATTAAAAGAAAAGTTTGAACGATGATAACACCCCAGACAATAGGCAATATCCTTTACCGGGACAGTAAGGCTCTCGGCATAGAGCATGTTTTCGTCGTGTTCCCCGGCGACAACTCCGACGAGATTCCTTCCGGAGAGGTTAAAGAGGAACGTGTGGTGATTCATCCCAAATCCCAGAAGCCCGGCACCTACTGGCGCAAGAGCTTCAACGAGGTGAATATCTTTGTTCCCCGCATCTCGGGACGCGCGGACAGAATCCGTCTTGAGAAACTGGAGCATGAGGCGATGAAGCTGTTCGACGGTATTGTCGGGAGTTATCAGAACGTTACCTATTCGTATTCCGTGGACTCAATAGGCACTATGACCGACGATGCCCTGCGATGCGAATATGTCAACGCAAGAGTTTTATTTGAAGTGTTAAATGTTAAATAAAAAACATTATGTCAAAATCTTACATAGGAATCAAACGAGTGCTTTACGGTGATGCCATGACCGCACTTCCCACGGGTTCGACCAAGTTTGACGGCGCTGCTCTCAAGGCCATGCTCGCAACCGTCGGCACCGAGGGTGCCAAGCTCACTGAAGTGAAGAACGTCCATCAGGACACATGGGGCTATGAGGAGTCAGACCCTACGATTACTGAGTACATCAATCAGCTCACCGGACAGCCGTACTACCGCGACATGGAGCAGGCTGGTATCCCAACCATAAGCTTCACCCTCGGCGAGTATTCGCTTGATGATAAAGCCGCTCTTCAGGGTGGTGCTGTGATTGAGGGTGTATGGCACCGCAAGAATATGCTCACTCCTATCGCAAAACTCATCGTGGCTCAGACCAAGACTGGAAACTGGATTGTCATGCCGAATGCCAATATCGTAGGCAAAGGAAACTTTGTCGAGAAGAATATCGGTCTTGGCGTGACCGCTGTTCCTGTCGAGACCGGCGTGGATGCACTTTCTGCGGAAATGTGGTTTAACGCCGAAGACGTTGCCTGAAAAAATCAATGTATCTCTTTTGTGTGCGGAGGGTTCGGTTGGCAGACCGCGCCCTCCGTTTTAATAAATAACTTTTATGAAAGAAAACGCATCCCGCCTTGTAAGCTCGGCAATACTCGGATATGATGGCGCCATGGTGTACGTGAACGATAAAAGGTACTTCATACCGCCCCCTACGATTCATCGCCTTGCCGGGGCCGGTTATTACCTCTCCTCCATGAGTGATGGCAGTACGATCTGCGACATGTTACTTTCGCTGGGTGATGCTGGATGTCTTGCAAAAGCTCTTTCGTGGTTTATTGTCGGAAGCGAATCTTTGGCGCCGGAACTCAGTCATGCAAGTGTAGAGGAAATAGTGTCCGCTCTTGAATCGGCATATTCCCTCATCTCTGTAAAGTCTTTTATCAGGCTGTCAACTTTAGCCAGGAGCGTAGCAAGTCTGACAGCAAAGCAGAAGTCATAGGTAATGATACTATGCTCGGGCAAATCGCCACTTTCATGGAGTCGCTTCACCTCACATACACTGAGGTGCTCCATGAAATACCCTATCGGAATCTCGTATTGATGAGCAAAGACAAACAGCGCGTGGTCTACGACGGCGAGGTCATGGAAGAAGTGACCGAAGAAGAATACTTCAAAGGACGGCGTAGCAAACTTAATTCGTGACCTATCTGGAATTGTCATGGATTAGGTGGCTTTTGCGAGTGTCCGCCGTGATGCCATAAGTTATTTTAGCGGACATGATAAACATCTACGACAGCACCGGAAATGTGATACTTTCGCCGCTGACGGGCAGCGATGCCGAGCGCGTGGAGGAACTGATGTCGCAGGACTATGCGCAGCTCGCATGGCAGTCCGACAGCGGCACCACCCTTCCGGCCGGCTCCTATATCATGCTTGGCGGCGAGAAGCTGACGCTGCTCGACCCGTACGAGCCGGAACAGAAAGACGAGGCCGAATGGTCTTACCGTCCCAAGTTCCAGAGCCATGTGATGGGCTGGGGTAAGGTGCCGTTTTTCCATTATACCTATGGAGCTGACAATGCTATAACAGCCCGAGAACCCGACTGGACTCTTACCGATACTCCGTCGAACTTCATGGCCTCGGTATGTAAGGCAATAAAGAATGAGACTGGCGAGACATGGACATACGAGATAGCGGGTGATATCATAGCCACCACCATAACCCTTTCCTTTTCCTCGGCCGATATCCTGAGTGGTCTCGGCCAGATAGCGGGAGGGTATGATACCGAATGGCGAGCCGACAAGTCCACCAATACGCTCTATCTCGGCAAGGCGCAGCATGGCACAGCCGTGACACTACAGGTGGATTCCAACGTAGGTGTGCCCTCTGTCACCCGTAATAAAGTGGGTTATTATAACCGCTTCTATATCTTCGGCTCTACGCGCAATATAACGCAAGACTATCAGGGGGCGAATGTGAACGGCCTCGTAAACAAGCGCCTCACACTCGACCCTGCTGTATATCCGGGTGGTTACATAGACATTCCCCGTGCAAGCGGGACCCCGGTATTCCCCAAGATACTCACCTTTGATGATATCTATCCCCACTCCGGCCTGACTGTGGCTGATTTGCGCCCCCGTCTTATGTACCGCCTCGATACCGACGGCAACAAGGTACAGGTTGGCACCGACAGTTCAGGAAATGCCGTATATGACATGTATACGATATGGTATTTCCAGCTTCCCGGATTCACCCTGAATGATTCGACCTATAGCAAGGACAACCCGACGGGCATGCTCATATCGGGCAAGGCTCTGTCTGTGCATTTCAAGTCGGGCGCTCTGACGGGCCGCGAATTTGAGCTTATCTACCATCCCAAAGCCGAAAACCTCCATAACTCCGACGGACAGGACTTCTATGTCAAGGCCGGAGATTACGAGATAAAATTCATTGAAGAAAACGGCCTCATCATCCCTATGCAGACGGGTATAGTCCCCGCCACGGGCGATGAAGTGATTCTCTTCAACATCCGTATGCCGCAGGAATATGTGGCTACCGCTTACACAGAACTTAAAGAGGCTGCGCTTAAAGAGATTTCCGACCGCTACACCTCCGACCTCAACAACTATACGATCAAAAGCAATCCCGTGGCATTCGCCGATTCCGACCCCGGGCTTTCCATAGGTCAGAAGGTGCTTTATGTCAATGGGGATTACTCCTACGAGACACGCGTTATAAAGCTCGTGCGCAAGCTTGATATTCCCTCAGAGCAGGAAATCACCATCGGCAGCGAGAAAGTAAAAGGCAACTCTGAAACACTGAAAGAGGAGGTGGTGAACGCCAACTCCAATATTGACATACTTACCCAGCTCAATCAGCTTACCCAGAATGTCGTTCAGGCATACCAGCGAACACAGCAGCTCATGCTTGATGGCCTCGGGAAGCTCGGACGCATGTGGGAGTTCGACCCTGATGACCCCAATGTCATTTACACTAAGTACAACTTCTATGGAAAAGGCTGGGGTTCAGTCCTGGGCAAAAATCCCGGCGCCGGAACGATAGCCGCGGGAGCTACTACACTCGGCGGATTAAATAACGTAACCGAACTTGCTGATTCGGCTACGGCGGCGGATAAGGTACTGATACGTCGCGCAGGAGAGGCGCAGTGGACACTCGCCAATCTGAGCGATATTGTGGGCTTGGATACTACTGCGCTGGCTACGTATTTGAGCAATAACCATTATGCCAAAACGTCGGATATCCCGTCGCTGGCGGAGTATGCTACCCGTACGTGGGTGCAGCAGCAGGGTTATTTAACGGAGCACCAGTCGCTGGCGGCTTATCTGACAAAGACTGAGGCATCGCAGCTGTATCAGCCTATCGGTGACTATGCAACCAACTCGGCGCTTAACTCGGCTGTGTCGTCGCTCAATACGGCGATAGGCCAAAAGCTCGACAAAGCAACGTTTGATGATCTGTTTGCCAAGGAATCAGATGGCAACGGGGGCTATCGCATACGCGCCAAATACGCGATTTACAGCAATCAGTATATATCGTGTCTCGGCAACAATCCCGGGGCCGGAACCACCACGGGCGGAGGTGTCGACCTCGATGCGGTGCGCGACTACCTTACCGAGCAGGGGTATGCCACGCAGCAGTGGGTGCAGGCGCAGGGGTATCTTAAGGCGGCTGACCTCTCGGCGTATGCTCTGGCTGATAATGCTTACCTCAAAAACCAGCAAAACCGCAAGAGCAACGCACATACGGTTGCAAGTCTTACGGCTGTCGCCAACAGTAGTGACAGTTGGGTTAACAACTATAGTCTCAGCCTTGTAAACAATAACAATGTCCTAAACTTTTATGTCGGCGGCGTTGTAAACGAGCGGCAGGCTCTCATACAGAGCGGCCATAGCTCAAACGGTTATGCTCAGGTCCTTGGCGTGCTCCATCTCAACAAGCTTGGCGGGGCCGTCTATATCAACAACTCTCTTGCTCTAACAGCAGCCAATGTGGGCGACTATGCGGTAACCCTTGATACCGAGCAGGAGATACCGGGCAAAAAGACCTTCACTGCTGCCGAAACCGCCGTTAACCGTAGGCTGTATGTAAACGGGGCTTTCGATGCCTTTGATAATCACCCGCATTACATGTGGCACGTGGCGGGCACGCGGTGGACAAAGGCCGTGATGGACGCCAACGGGCATATACATTTTGTGGATGGCAGCGCGAGCGGATTTGCCTCGTATAAATCTATAAAGGCCCTTGCTTTCGTGGTTGCCGGCGGCACCTCGTCGCAGATACTCCGGGCCGATGGCTCGGTGGGCGATGAGCTTGCATATCTGCGTTACCGTGGTAGCACCACCACCGACGCGGATAACACGCTATGGTCTCAGATAGGTCTCAAATCATACCATAACGCACTGCCAGACGGTCTCAGTGGTGTATATAACTATGGCGAGGCAATATCCTTTGCAGGTGACTCGACACGGTTTGATATGTACGTCAACCACCACTCCTCCGACGGCACGCAGAATGGCAAGGGCATCTATTACCGCTCGGGATGGAATACAGACAAACGTCCGTGGCAGTTGTTGCTCGACACCAACAACTACGCCTCGGTGCTGGATGCCCGCTACGTCCACGGCAATTACATCCAATGCGGCTATGGCGCACCGACCCTGCAATGGATTTGGGGCAGCAACCTGACGCACGTAGTGGGATTTGAGGGTGGTAACAATGGAGCCATGCGTGTGTACAGCGGCGAGGCTGTACGCGCCTTTGCCAATGCCGTGAACAAGGCGGGTGATACTATGACGGGGGCGCTCAACATCGCAGATACCGCGAGCCATGCCCTTATAAACGCTCAGTATAACTCCGCTGGAGCTTACTCAAACGTGATATGGGCCAACAAGTCGGAGGCTCGCGTAATTTTCGGCTCGCCGAATTGGGCTACAGTGGAGCTGGAGACAGCACCCACGGCCACGGCTGCATACCGTCGCACAAACGGCGCCCAATACAAGCTTTGGGACAGCGGCAACGACGGCGCAGGCAGCGGGCTGGACGCGGATTTGCTGGACGGGCTGCATCTAGCCGATATACGCGGTGGTGGTTATGCCATGCAGGAGACGTGGATAGACGCAAGTTCGCTCGATGTCAACACCTATTATCCCGTGGCGATGGGTCTACCCGCCAACGCTAACGTGAGGTTAGAGGTGATTGTTGCTCTTGACAGCGGCACAAAACCGTCATGGTCCACACACGCAAGAGGCTACTCGTGCCGTCTGATATGGGAGTCCAACGGCAACGGTTGGGGTACCACACCAACCAACCGCACCATATATGCCTCCGACTACGCATATACATCCTCGATGCCCGTATGCGGTATCGGACAGATGAGCAACAGCAGCAACGAAGTGGTGTACGTGCGCGGGGGCGGCAGATACCGAATCCGCACGTCGCATGGCGTTATCCCTTATCTGCATACGTCCTCATGGACCGCAAGCGGCCAATCAGTATCCCCTACTACAACCAAGCCCGCAGACTCACTGCGTACCAATGCCCTTATTACCGATAACGTCGCCTCGGCCACGCGGCTCCAGACGGCACGGTCTATCTGGGGGCAGAGCTTTAACGGCGCCGGGGATGTGAGTGGACGATGGGAGCTTAACGGTGTCGCAAGTGGTACTCTCAGTATTTTTGATGGGGGAACGTATCGTGCCATACAATCGTACCAATCTGTACCCTTGTGCCTTAATCCGGCAGGAAATAACGTCGGCATCGGCACAAGCTCGCCCGGCTACATGCTGCATGTCAATGGTAGTTTCCATGCTCCAAGTATTTGCGCCAATTATTATGCCGGGTCATGGATTTCGATGGCGACCCGGCCCGAAGTAATCTATGGTGCCGCCAACAACTCTCAATCGGCCGCCCATGCCCTGTTCCGCACAAAGTTTTACAACGGTAACGCGATGGTGTATGGCGGTCTCGGCAACGATATGGGATTTTACGGCTTCTCGGCCGCGAACATCTCAAACAACACAAACTCCTTCAACTGGTGTACCAAATGGGACAGTAACGGCAATATCTACCATAGCGGCACCCTGCACTGTCTCGGAGGCTTTTGGTCGGACGCTTACGTCTCAGCCCTCGGCCAAGCCTCATCCTCGGACGCGCGCCTCAAACGCATACTCGGCGACGTGACTCTGCCCCTGGAAGTATTGGCCGAGGCTCCGGCGGTGAGGTTTGAGTGGCTGCAGGGACAATACGCAGGGTGCGAGGCCGTGGGTACCATAGCCCAGTACTGGCAGCGGTGGTTGCCGCAGGTTGTGAGCAAGCGCCCCGTCGATGACTATTTGCAGATGGATTATGGAGTGACGGCGGTAATAGGGCTTAAATCACTATCATGCGTGACACTGCGCATGCTCGGCGACATGGAGAGTATGGGGCAGCAGCTCTCGGCGCATGAGAGGGAGATGCAGCAGCTAAAGGCCGAGATGTCTCAGCTCAAAAAAGACAACGATATGCTCAAAAACGATAATAAAATACTTAAACAGCGACTCGACGCCGCGGAAAGGAGGCTGGTATGCCGGTAAACAGTAAGGATGTACTCGTAGGGCCTATAAACGCCGGTGAGGCATACGCCTACATGGACGTGCCGCGTTACTCCGGAGGCTACGACGTGGGCTATCTCGCCAGTAACGTTCATGGCAAGACAAACAAGTGGGCCAAAAACAAGTTTATCCGCTATGATAAATATAGTACGCTCTCGGATCTTGAGCGCGTAGGCACGATTAACGACCGCGCCAACGGCATATTTTATGGTCTAAAGATGGGCAACGTCGGAGGCCGGATAGAGACTATGCACGAGTGCACGTTTGAGTACCTGTCTCCACGGCCATGGACCGATCCCTGCCGATGGCCCGACCTCAACGGCTACGACCGCAATGCAAAGCCTAATCCCATGGGTACGCTGCCTGAGGTGATACACCTTGACGTAAACTACCAGTATGGCACGGTGGAGATTATCTACGATGAGTATAACACCACGGGCGTAAACCTATCGGACGTGATAGCGTCGATGACAACCTCAGGCGCCGACTTTAAAAACTTTTACCCGTGCGTGCTCGTGACCCTCGATAACAAAAAGTATGTGCGCGCGCTGTGGAACATGCACTACGATCTGCTCAATCTCGACAACAACGACCGCAAGTATCAGGGTTACACCACCTTTTATCACAACAACACTTGGGCGAGGCAATGGGCGCTGCTGTGCGGCGGTCTGCCCGGAGCGGCCGAAGGCAAGAGCATGACCGTGACGGTGTTTTTCCAGCGCTCGATAGACGTAGGCAACGGCGGCGTGGCCGGTGACCCGGATTTCCGCGAGTGGCGGCAGGTGGACAGCCTCATTGTGATGAACACGGGCTATGCGTGCCCCGAGGCCGTGGCGAAGACCATACAGCTGCGCAACCTTATCACAAAGGGCCTTGACATCACCGGCGGCGTATGGCGCACCAGCTCGACCTTAGGCAATATAGTCATATCGCTCAACTCAGCGTGGGCCGACCCCGCGGAGAATGCCACATATACTCTCGACGGTACATTTTACGACAGCAACAACGAGCCTGTAGGTTCCATCAGCGGCAGCTACTCCTACTATCCGGGGCTGATGATTCTGATGTCGTTCGATGTCCGGTGCTCGCTGCTGCTCATTCCCCAGTCCGCGGTATTTACGCTGCGCTGGAGCGTCACATCGTCCCTCAGTCCGTCCAGGCCGTGTAACAGCGGCGTGACCTCTCTCTCCTACGGCGGCAGCACCATTCGACCATAACAATATTATTAACCCATATAAAACCAAAACAATCATGTCAAAAATCAATCTTATCTGCAAGGTATCGCAGACCAGTTACTATGACAACTCAGGCGACGAGGGCCGCAGCTACGACGTATCGGCCCGCGTCACCCTCTCGGCCGACTCCAGCGTGCCCGCCATCAACGAGGGCTATGTGCGCCCCATCGGCGGCGATGTGGTGCTGGCTACATTCTCGGTTCCGGCCCATGACGGCGGCATGGGCGGCAGCATGGTGCCGACCATCACCTATCCCGGCACAATCAACACCACCCTGGTACGCAATGCCACCGCAGACATCTGCAACTTTATCGATGCCTTCACCGAGGCGCCAGAGGAGACGCAGGAGGCTTAATCAACCAATCAAGTTTTTAACCAATCAAAACAATAAAGAGATGAAGAAAATGAAGAAAGCGGATGCAGCCGCACTGTATAACATGCTGTCCCCTGCAAAAATGACAAAGGGCGATCTGGCCGCAAAGCTCAAACTCGTGGCCGCAATCATTGCCACAAAGGCCGTGGCGGAGGAGTTGGCCGACCGGGAAAAGACCCTGCGCGACAAGATTAAGCCCGAAGGCTACGACGCGATCATGGAAAAGGTACGGGCCAACGCCAAAGTGACGCCGGAGGAGTTTAACCGTATCAACGACACGATCACGAAGCATGAGCGCGAGGTGGCCGATGGGATGAAAAAACACCGCGAAGCCGTCGTTGAGGTGGATATGGATCCGTGGAGTACCGAGGCCTACAACACCCTTATCGACTGCAACGACTTCTCGGGCGACCAGATGGTGATGCTTCAGAGGCTGCTTATGGAGGCGCCAGCGAAAGAGGCCGCCGGAAAGGAGGGGGCGAAATGAGAGGCTTTAATCCGGAGTATTATAATACGATTATAATACGATTATAATATCCCGTGTAGAGTAGGATTGTCTTTGTTCGGGGGCGGGCATAATAAAAGCCCCCGGCCTGTTAGTAGTATCTGACCACATACTAACATAAAATGCGCCACAACGCACAGCCGGGGGCAAAATAGCCTCTGCTGCGTTATGGCGTATTCATTGTATGTGGTCAGATATTACAAAAATACAAATAAAAATGATGAATGAAGATATTTGAGATATTAAATTTCCACCGGGAGCTGTTAAACCGGCTCTATACATCCGGAGTGAGGCTTGAGGATACTCGCTATATCGACCTGTATGCCGATTATTCTCGTATGCTTGCCGATGGCGAGAAGGTTTCCTATATTGTCGTGTTGCTTGCCGAGAAGTATGCCGTAAGCGAGCGCAAGGTATATTCGCTGATTAAACGCTTCCAGAACGACTGCATACCCCGTGTAGTATGATAACACTTCCCGGGCGTTAAAACGGCTTTAGATGCGGTATATTTGCGTCATAACTCATAACACCATAGCGTATATGAACAAATATCACCACATTCTGAATAAAATTCTCATAGACGGCAAGCGTCAGGAGAATAAGAAGGGGAGCATAATCTATTTGCTCAATCAGAGTCTTGCGCTTGTTCCGGGTGATCTGCTCGACATATTCGAGACCCACAGCATAGCGTGTAAAAAGCTCAAGACTGAACTGTCGCTCTTCATGAGGGGCGAACGGTCGGTGGAACGTTACCGGGAAGCGGGTATAAACTGGTTGGACTATTGCGGTCAGATGCTTGTCAACAGTTATCCTACTTACTTGTCTAAGCTGCCTCCCCTTATCGCCAAAATAAACCGGGAGAAGCGCAACAGTAAGAATTATGTGCTGTTCCTCGGATTGACGGATGCGGAAAGCAACCAAGCCTCGTGCCTTAGTCTGGTTCAGTTCCAGATCGAGGGAGGCGAATTGGTGGTATCTGCCTACCAGCGCAGTTCAGACGCCAATTTGGGACTGCCCTCCGATCTCTATCACCTATATCTGATGTCGCGTCAGATAGACCTGCCATTGAAGTCCATAACACTCAATATGGGCAATGTGCACATCTACGAAAGTAACGAGGAGCGCACGCGCCGGTTGCTTGCCGGAGAAGAGGGTGTCAAGTTTGATTTGAACGTGTGACGAACGGCATTATAACACCGTTCCAATGCAGCGTATTTGCAGTAGTGTAACTGCGAGCCCGCTGCTTTGTTATCCCAATTATCGCGACCTTTGCAACCGAAAAACAAAAAAACAGGATGAAAAAGGAATATTTATCTGCGCCCCTGCCGTTCGTCGGCCAGAAGCGCATGTTCGCCAAAGAATATATCAAGGTCCTTGGCGAGGTTAGGGATGCGAAGGTGTTTGTGGACCTGTTCGGAGGCTCCGGGCTGCTGTCCCATATAACCAAACGGCAACGCCCGGACGCTACCGTGGTATATAACGATTTCGATAATTACCGCCGCCGGATTGAGAATATCGGTCGCACGAATGCCATGCTTGACCGTCTGCGTGACATTCTGGTTTCCGTGCCGAGGCTGAAGATTGTTCCTAAGCCAATCAAGGAACGCATCCTTGATATGATGGCGGAGGAAGAGGCGGAAACCGGCTTTGTGGACTATATCACGCTGTCAACATCGTTGCTGTTCTCGATGAAGTATGCCACTACATTGGAGGAGATGCGCAAGCATACTATGTATAACCGTATCAGGCGTTTCGGTTATGATGCTAATGGTTATCTTGACGGTATTGTGGTTGAAAGCTGCGATTACCGCGAATTGTTCGGGAAGTACCGTGACCGGGATGATGTGGTGTTCCTTGTCGATCCTCCGTATCTCAGCACGGATGTCGGCACTTACAACATGTACTGGAAGCTGTCTGATTACCTTGATGTCCTCAAGGTTCTTGTCGGCCACAGATATGTATATTTCACCTCCAACAAGTCCTCTATAGTCGAATTGTGCGACTGGCTCGGCAAGAATAAGGAAATCGGCAATCCCTTCATCGGAGCCACACGAAAGGAATTCAACGTATCAATGAACTATAATTCCCATTACACGGACATAATGCTTTATAATGTTGCGTGA